TGTTATCGTTGCGACATCTTTCTTGATCCGCGCATCTGACGTATTAGTCCACGCTGTACCAGTGGATAGTCCTGCGGTGCCAGACACGTCTATTGCATGAGCGGGCGAGGACGTGCCGATGCCAACATTACCGTATGACGGGTTCAAAATCAAATCGAACGAAGAGTGATTGCCTCCAATAATTAGATCACCCGCATCTACGTCTGCTGTAAAATCCCAATAATAATTTGCGTCACCACCTTGATATATGCGCATCGCGGTATAGTCAGCGGCTGTGGAATCGTAAATAGAGAGTTTGCCTCCGGGCGAGGACGTACCAATGCCGACATTACCATCGGGTTTTATGATCATGTGGCGAGTCAATGCAGAATTATCAGCAGATGTATGAAACGAAAGTGCGCCTCCCGAACCATCCGCATTTCCATTTATGGCACTATGGATTTTTCGGCTACCGCTGTAATCACTTTCAAACCGTATTGCAGGGCCATTCCCGTCTGTTGCCGTATTGTATACAACAAGCCCACTGGTCATGTCTGATGCACTGAAAGCAACTGATAACGCATCTGTTGGTGCCGTAGTTCCAATGCCGACATTACCCGATGAGTCAATCCGCATCCTCTCCGTTGCTGCCGCTGAAGTATTCGTACCAAAGACCAGCGCAGTAGAATTTACAGTACTCGAAAACGTAGCTTCGGCCTCTGCCCATATAGCCCCACCAGCCAGTATCGCATCTGTTCCGCCATCCTCCAGCGGAGCAGCAAAGTCGATACGCCCCAGCACATCGTTGTCGTTGATGTCAGTTAGTGCAGTGGTTAGCTTCAGCTTGCCCGTTGATGTAGTCGCATCAGCAGATGGACCGCGTACTTCCAGTGTGTCCGCAGACTCATCATAGAGCATGAACGCTCCAGCAGATGCGCCAAAGAACTTTACATCCTTCCCAGTATCATCCACGCCTACAGTAACCGTTCCCGTAAAGGTCTTATCGCCAGTAAACGTCTGAGTAGTTGAAAGATGTGCGGTATCTGCATCGAGGTAGGCACTTGCCACTGCGATACCTTGCCATGTTCCAGTGCCTATGGTGCCTACGGTAACAATCGAACTACTGCCAGCAATGGGCGAGTAGAGCGATCCAAGAGCGGTGCCTCCGAGCGTTATCGCGTCAGCTTCAAGCGTTCCGTTTACGTCTATATCACCATCCAGGTCAATATTCCCAGGTATTGTTACGACACTTGCGCTGCCTGCACCTATCGTAGCATCAATACGTCCATCAGCAGACGCAGACCCTGTAACGCTCAACCCCAACGTATTCGTAGCATCATTCTCCGCGACATAGACACGTAATCCAGCAGCTTCTGACCCATGATCGGCTTCCACTACGTAGGCATCTATATAAGCTAACTTCTCCGCAGCATTATTGCTCGCATCTGTACCGAAGAACTCAATCGTCCCCATAACATCATTATCAGCACCTTGACCAGAACCGGGATCTTTTGTAAAGACAAATTTACCAGCAGTAGCATCGGCATGGGTATTCTTGAGCTCTATCTTGGGAAGATCCGCAGAAGTCGAGGTGGCAGTAAGAGCATCACTTGCAAAAGTCAATGTTGACTCTACAATAGCTGAAGAACTACTACCGTAAGTAACCATACCATCCGCAGTAGATCCACTAAAGGATATACCTCCTCCAGGAACTGATTCCCATGCAGGTACTGTCCCCGCCCCTCCAGTAGTTAAAACATAACCATCAGTAGATGCCCCTAGCCGCTCTAAGAAACCGCTTGCGTCACGATAGTAGATATCTCCAGTAGCATCAGATCCTAGAGTCATAGTAGCAGAGCCATCTATAACTCCAGACCAAGTTCCACTAGTGATTGTACCTACCGTGGCTAAAGATGATGCTGAGGTAATACTATTCTGCGCAGCGGTAGATATCGTCCCTGCCAGGGTCGAACCAGTAACAGCCCCACTACTAGTAATAGCTCCATCTGCTTGAATAACACCAGCCGTGGAAATCGTTGCTCCTGTGGACCCATAACCTCCACCAAATGTTGCCCCTGCAGTACACACTAAGCTAGCTAGAGTAGCAGCTCCGGTAGTTCCTAAAGTTCCTCCAATACTTGTATTTCCACTACTGTCTATTTCAAGCGCTGGCTGCGCCCCAAGAGATCCAGTCCCATAATTAATAACAAACTTATCACTATCCCCATCTTCCACACCTAAGGAGTACTGAACAGTTCCACTAAGAGCAAACTGAATAACAGAGTCTCCGTCGCTAGCTGTATTATTAATTTGAAGATTAGTTCCGTTAGCGTGAGCTCCAGCCATCGTCAGCCCTGTATCAGCGACATGAGTTAAGCTAATATCACTATCTGCCCCAAAGTTTAGAACCGCTGAGTCGGAACTAAGACTAACATCATCAGATACTGTCATATCTCCAGTTATTGCAACTCTTCCAACACCAGCAGCCGTGGCTCCTGCAGTGAGAAATTCCGTCATAGTTCCAGCAACAAGAGCTCTTATCCTAAACTCAGAGTCCTTACTACCTGTAGAAGCATCTGTCAGGACCCAGTCAAGATTTACTAAGTCAGAGGCTGTACCCGCATCATCGTCTGCATAAAGAACAAGCCTGCCTCCATCATTATCCGCAGCAGTTCCACTAGAAGGATTCAGACCAAATTCTGCAACTTCCACTATTCCTGCAGCTGCCGCATTAGTCGATTCAAATGACTTTTTGCCTGTCATAGTCTGGGCTGTCGACTTGCCCATTATGCCATCTGTGCTAGTTAGGTCTACATTCGCCTCATCTATATTTGTAGACTCTAAGAAGGTAAGTACATTGTTTAACCAATCTCTTACCTGTTCGGCATCCATCTCATCGCCAGGATCTGGCAGAGGAGTTGATGGACGAGTTACTGTTGCCATACGATCATCTCCCTAACAAATTGTTACAGAGTTTAGTTTTCTAAAGGTACGTACTCGACAATATATCCTACTATACTCGCAGGGGAACTAGCTGTCCACTCTGGAGCTAAAGTCTCGCACATCATATTAACAAAAGTGTTTGCCCTTCTGCTCTCTGCCCCTGGCCACTGCTTTCCAGTATTCCAGCTAACTCCAGTGTTCCAAGAATACTCAGCGCCTACATTAAAAGAATCAGTTACTGTAGCTCCCCTTCCTTGATCTATATTAACCCGCATTGTAACATCACTAGCTTCTTGGCGTTTATTAAAGATAGTCTGGATATTAAGTATATGCTTTACCTTTCCTGGAAGGCCCAGATCATTAGGAGCCATCTTTATGCGCCAAGTGTAACCAGTCCCATCATCCGTTATAAAATCACTGCTATTCGCCTTATACAAATAACCGTTGACTCCTCCAAACCAATCAAGTTCTGTAGAGCTAAGAGTTATCTCTCTGGCATAATTTATAGGATTAGATATCAGATCAAACCATATATCCCCTGTCTCCCAATCCCAAACCATAACTTTGTCATGCCCTGAAGTATTACCAGAACTTGATACTAAGACTCTAACCTGATGATCTTTTTCTCTAACAAACAACCTTGCGTATTGCATCCTTTCTTGGTTAAGACTAAACCATCCATTCTTAGATCCAAGATCATCTAAGTTAACAATACGAAAATTAAGATCAGGAGTAATAACAAATAAGCCTTCCCTTGCAACACCAGCAACAAACTCAGGCCGCACTACAAGACTTTTAGAAATAGGAGTAAAGCCTCGCCTAGGCTGTCCAAGTTGGAAATCAAAGTGTCCTAGCTGATCATATACTATCTCCCCTGGATAAAGCCCGTCTTCTTTAAATATCAGAGCTATTCCCCAGTTATCACAAGCTGCCACAATCTTAGGGCCACCGTCATAGATCTCGTATCTGTTGTCAGCCCTCCAAGTTGTTATATCGACTACGTAATCCCTTCTATTAATATCACACCATCTAATCCTAGTAGGAAAATACGTAGCAGAGTCATCTACAGTTTCAGTAGTACCCCAAGCCATCAAAAGATTCTTATGAGTAAGGATTCCCTGACACTTACTCCAAGGCATACCTGTAAGATTAGTAGTATTAGAACTAGTAGACCCTGTCCAAGTACGAACTTGGTCTACAGCATTATTCATAATCAATTTATCTTTAAGAAACACAAACTCAAAGATATCATCGTTGCCGCCAGTAAAATCGCTGCCAGTTATATCAGTTCTGGATACTGCTCCTCCAGGATCTGAGTAAGCCTTACCAGGAGTAGTAACTACTTGCCTAGTAGTACCATCAGCGAAAGTTCCTTGCCACAAACCTGTAGGCATCTCTCCACCAGGAAGTATAGTCGTACTATACTTATTATACCCAAACCGACTCTTTGCTACACCCTCTTCTGATATATTAACATTGGTAAGAACTTCGCAGTTCTCAGGACTCAAGTTAGGATTAGGATACCGCCACCTTGACTTTTGCCCTTTAATAAGGAATATACCAGACGTTACTGCTTCTGGTGCAACTCTAAATACTTCAGTCATTAGCTAGCCAATCCTACGTCTACGCCCTGGATATAAGGAGCCAAAGGCCTATTTCTCATCTGGACTCTATTCTGCACATTGCCAAAGACATATAAGGACGCTGGCTGAGAATTATTATCCCCAGTGAACTCAAGCATCCTAGCCTCAAAAGTCGCTCGATGCCTGTCAGCCACTCCTGCTTTTCCAAGAGTAGGCAGCAGATCCGCTGTAACTCCCCAAATTAAAAGATCATGAAAGTCCTGATTAAACTCAGGCCAATCAGTATCATTCACAAGAGGAGGCTTACGCATCTCACAGCGAATAGTGTAAGTAATTGCGGCAGCTGGAATAGGATCAAACTCTATCCACTGATAGTCTGGAGAGTCCCACCATACAGGGATAACAGCAATAGTATTAGCGTCATCATCCTTTACTGTTACATTACCAGCAAAAGTAGATCCTGTAGCAGGAACTTTAGTAACTCTTTCTACTCCTAGTTCCGAGTCGTAACTATTAGAGGTATTAACAGAAGTAGTCCCATTCATTTGAACCTCTTCTGTTACCAAAACACCGCTAGTGTTAAAACCTGTTACTCTGACTTTAAATTTCTCTCCTGCATCATCGCCGCTATCACTAGTAAGCGCCAGAGTTCCATCACTATTAGGATATTTCTGAACTCCTCTAACACCAAAAGGATAAGCGCTCGCTGGAGTCGAGCTATCTGTAGATCCTGGATTTCTCTTATCAAAGTCCCTAGCCGTGCTCATAAATACAAAGCGCGGAGTAGTGGGATCTTCTATATTAAGAACTTTTCGTACATAAAGCGGAAGTCCGTACTTACTAGTTGAAGCAACTGAAGTAAGAGAAAACTCCCTGTGCTCATGAGGCACCTTGCCACTATCAAGAACCCTGCGGTAAGCAAAGTTTACTTGATCCTTAACAAGAGCCTCAAATGCCCCTCCTTGTGCCTGCCCAGAATAAGCGAGAATATCAGTAATGATTTCCCGAAAGGTGGACATTCTACTTCTCCTTACTGGCCCCTTTAGCCGAGTTGATTACTTGTTCCATAGAAGGAGATCCGTCATCCCCAGCATTCTTCTTAAAGAACTCCATCATCTGCCCAAAGAGCTCTGCTTGTTGCTCTGTTCCAGCCTGATACATATCAGAAAACGCAGAGTACATATCGGCCTGGCTTGAGGCTCTCTTTTGATCTTCGCTACGGGCCAAGTTCGCTCTGGCTTCAGGACCGTTAGTTATGAAAGCTTCCTTTACGCGAAAGTTCCATTGCTGAAACACAGGAACATTCTCGCCTGTTTGGTCTGCATAAGCATCTACTTCAGCCTCATTCATGGGAGGGCGGCCTGGAAGAATACCCATAAGCCCGTCCATAGTCCCAACAAGAGTTGCATATATTCCATCATCTATTTGCAGTCCTCGAGGCTCTCCTTCTGTGCCGACTAAAAGCCTTTCCCTCCGATTACCTCCACCTACGTCAGAAGTAACCTGAAAGACCCACTCACCTTCCGGCTGAAAATCCGCCACCAGGTTATTAGTACTGACATACTTAGTCATCACTACTTCGCCCTTTTGTTCAGGCGTCAGTTGAAGAGGAACACCCTTTTCATAATCCTTAGTCTCAACTTCAACTTCCTTATTGATATCTAGTAAAACTGGCATAGCCCTGTTCTCCCTTTAGAGTTTTATATACTAAAACCTGCAATGTTTACTTGACAATCAGAAGTACTGCTTGAAATAACTGCACTTACAGTATTCCCTGGAGTACCTATCCAAAGACCACTTTGAGAAGTTTCAGATGCTGAGTGCTTAGATGTTGAGTAGCCTATAGATACATCTTGAGCCGCTCCTGTCTCTCCATCTGTAGCTGTAACAGACACGTAAACAACTCCTAATGTAAAGAAAAGAGGCACAGAAAAACTTCTCCCGACTGTAGCATTAGCGGTAGCTGGAATTACATAATTCCTAGCAGTTGCACTACCCCCATTAGCAACCAAGTTCACATCCCCTGTAGCAGCCGCATCAAAAAGCAAAAGAAACGCATCTGCTGCTGTAGTATTGTGCATATCTATAGAATTTATTAATGTATCTCCAGACCTAAGAAGAACTTTCGTCCCAGCTACATCATCATCAAAATGTAAGAATGAAAAAGGCGGAGACAGTGCCCATTCTCCTATAACAGTACTTCCATCTTTTAACTGAAGAGTAGCATCCTTATCTGAGTGCCCAGAGATATGAGTAATAACATGAGACACTCCACTTTCCGCGGCGTGAGTAGCTGTTGCCCCAGACCCAGTACCAGCTGTAGTCTCACTCCACGCTTTATTTAGATCAATCTGCGTAGTCATACTTAAACTCCCACTATGTTTAACATCTCGTTAATTCTATGCTCATAAGTATGAGCGCTTCTTACCTTCTCATGCCCTGCTTTTG